GGTATTGGCACTTGCCGAAGCCTGTGCCAGTACGTCTGCAAAATGCCCGGAATCCGCCGCCGACAGCCCAAAAGCTGTCAATGCATCGGTTACAATGTCGGATGTCGTTGAAAGGTCTTCCCCGGATGCTGCGGCCAGGCTTAAAATGCCTTCAATGCCGTCTAACATATCTTGTGTTTTCCAGCCGGCCATTGCCATATAATTAAATGCCTCGGCAGATTCCGTTGCCGTAAACTTTGTTGTGGCACCCATTTCCTGCGCTTTGGCATTAAGTTTCTCAAACTCTGTTCCGGTGGCGCCGCTGATGGCTTTTACCTGGGACATGGCAGCCTCAAAACCCTTATAGGTATCAACCGTATCTTTCAGGCCAATACTGACTCCGAGGACTGCCCCAACCTGGAAGACAGGGTTTTTCAACAGGTTCAGGATTCCTTTTATCGGGGCTGTGGCCAAATCAAAAGCACGCATGGTAACACGCCATGTCCTGTTGGTAAGGTTCTTTATGCCGGTTCCCAGCGCCTGCAGTACCGGGGTAATCCTCTCCTTTGCCTCCAGGTATACCTCATATTTCTCTTTGGCCCATTTTGCAAGGCTTCTCTGCGTTTTTTCTGCGGTTTCATCAAATTTAGTAACTTTCTTTTTTGCCTTATCAGCCGATTCGCCAAGTTTATCTGTCTCTTTGCCTGCTTTGCCCAGCTTCTTAATCAGGTTCGAAAGTTCCGGCTCTGTTTCATCGATTGTTTCAATCGGTATTTCTATCCGCACAGTTTCAGCCATCGCCATCACCTCCCTCCGGCGGTTTTAAATATACTCTCATACTTGCAAGCATAAATGCCTGGATTCCGGGAGGCTTTTTATAAAATTCATCCGGAGTTATCCCCATCCGCTGGAAGATATGGTGGAGCAGGCAGGTTTTCCCGCCTGCCATAATTAGTTTTTTACAGTTTCTTCTAATTTTTCACCCGCCGCATTTACCTCTTCCAGGTCGTCATCATAACCGGACAGCTTATCAATGCATTCGATTATCTTATCTTTTTCCCCGGCTTTCAGTGTATATTCAATAACATCCAGCCCACTCAGTATCTGGATTCCCTTGCCACGCAGCATTTCCCATGCCTGTTTATTGTTCCAGAGTTTTTTCTGGTCCTCTTCAATGGTTGCCTCAAATATAATGGCAGCCCTGTATTTTGCAGTGTCCGTGCTTTCCGGCATCTTCATCCCCATGCTCTTGTTCCTGACATATTTTGTATGTTTTTTCTTGCATTTGTTATAGTCTGCCTCCGACAGCGGACGGATTGTAAACGCAAAGAACAGCCTCCCATCCCTGCAGATTTCAATCCTCTGCCTTTCCTCAGATGCATAACCGGCAGCATCCACCAGACCATGCAGAAAATCTTCTTCCTGCATCCTTATCTGGTTTGCCGTTTCCTCTTCCGTAAACTCTTGATCTTCCACATATCCTGCCGTTTCCTCTTTTTTACCTTCTGCCACATTGACAGACACTTCCGGTTTAAATTTCTTATCACCCATAATCTTTTCCCTCCAAATAATTTCAGAAAAAGAGGGAACCTTACAACAAGCTCCCTCTTTTATTTTACTTTGCCATCTTCCTTTATCCTCTGTCTACAGTCAGCAGGCTTGTCAGTGCCGGTGCTCTGTTTACAAATAAATTCCAGTTCCTCTTAATGACATCCCCGACAGATATGTTCTGGATATCTATCTGCCCGGATGGGACACATTCATAATAAGTGACACGTTCCTCCGAACCATTCAGCCCCAAAAGTGAGCCCTGGAAATTCCAGCTCGGCATAATCTGTGTTTCCATGGCTTCTACAAGTTCAACAATAAGCTCATCGTCCTCAACCACGATTTGTGAAAATGTAAGGTTGACCGCAAACGTATTTGGAGTCTCATGCTCCTGTGCATCCCCAAGGACACTGTATTTTGCGTTGTTATATGTGACATTTGATGTAAACTGTTCCACTGTTGCCAAAAGGACGCCGTCCTGGTTGTAAAGTGCACCATCCTTCCCATTCCGTGCGTGCCTGGTATCATCTGCCGCTCTTGGGTTCCTCATTGATTATCCCTCCTATCCTTCTGCTGTGCTGAACTGGAAGCCAAACGTCGTATAAATATGCTCCGCAGAATCCTTGTCCACAACATCAACCGTGAACCATGCGGAATCCCCGTCTGCTTTATACAGCTCGCTTTCTGCAACTTTATACGAATTAAGTTTGCCTTCCTTCTGCATCTCATAACAGACATTGTTTAACTGGCTGATAATTGTCTTGCGCCCGTTACTGTCGTTGTCTACCTTCCCAACCAGGTTGTCTGTTACGTCATTGCAGCGCCTTAAAAGCTCAAAGCGTGTCTTTACCCTGCGGATTTTCTTCCAGCCTTTGTCCTGGTTCTCTGCAGGCGTGACCAATGTATTGATGGCGCTGTCAATCCATATCTGCCCGCCGGCATTGGCTGACAGTACAAGGCAGCCCTTTTGCTCTGCCTTTGTAATCTGTGTTGGCGTGAGCCTTTCCAAAAGGTCTGTAAACCCGCTGATAACAGTATGTGTCAGGGAAGATGCTGACGATACAGCCCCGACCATCCCCGCAATGCGGGCTGCTGTCCGGTACCCTTCCAGCACAGTGCCCCCTGCATCCACCCTGTCATTCAGCACATAGACCATTTTTTCATCATTGTATGCTGCCGCCCTGGACTGCCTGACTTCAAGGTCAATGCTGCTTTTTTCTGCAATGACTGCCTGTGCAAGGGAGCCGTTTTCAAAAATACGGTTCAAAAAAGAATATACCAGTGCATGCACGGAAACATCCTCGGTATCTACACAGATTGTATTAAATACATACGGCTCCACGGCAGCCAGCGCATTGGAATAATCCTCTATGGTAACAGCCGGGTCTTCCCCGCCGGAAAATTCCGCCTGCACTACATTGGCAAGCGTTGCACTGTCTGCACCTTCTGCCGTTTCTGCGAGAAAACATCCGGTGGATGCCAGTGCTGTGGCAAGTGTCTGCACCTCGCCTTCCCCTGCCGCAAAGGTCACTTTTTTGAACTCGGATGTCCCGGAATAGATAATGCACTCTTTGATAGCATTATCCGTAACTCTTTCCCGCACTGTAACCGCAAAAGGCTTGGAACCGGGGTACTTTGTGGTGATGGTAAGAACATCCCCGCCATCGGCATCTTTTAATGCCACGGAAGAAGCAGCACCGCCGCTTCCGAGGCGGCAGGCGATCAGTGTCTTTGCTCCACCTGCAAGAGCCTGAGCCATTGCGTCCGTTGTCCCTTCTGTACCGAATATGCCTTCATACCCGTCATCCCGGCTTAATTCCACCGCTTCCCCGGCAGGACCGAAATCAGAACGAAAAATAACGGCTGTCACACCATTAATGACAGCCGCTGCGGAATCATCATCATTTTTCTTAATATTGAAATAAGAACCCGGACGTATCTTCTCTTCCCCCAAAATAAATATCCCGGCCATAGTTACCGAACCTCCTTCCTGATAAACCTGCCTACAATATCCCCTGCTTCCTTTTTGGTACATTCCGTTATGCCCTTTTCCCGCAGGGCAGCGGCCACACACTCCGGCCTTGTCCCAAAAAGTGTTTCCGCACCTGCCGCCAGCTCCTCTGCGGAATATATGGATTCCTGTGGCTTGGGCTTATCCGGCGCAGTGTGTTTTACAGGCAGGGATTCTTCTTTAGTTTCTGATTTTTCATTTTTTGCTGCCATTAAAAAGCACCTCCTTGTTGATAATTAAATTTATTTTTTTCATTCCATGCGGCTTTGCCCTGTAACGGAGCAGCCCATAATGCCCGGTTACAAACACCAGCCCATTTTTCATATAATCTGATTTGTAATCAGCCTGCACCCGCCGGATGAACATGGGTGATTTATCCTCCATAATGATTTCCCCGGCAAGTGACATCTGTTTTGCAATGGCAGCTGCCATTTTAACCCTTGTCTCCGTGTCCGGGCATAAAATATGGACGGCCATCCTGCCATCCATCCATGCAACGGCATTCGTTTCTTCTGCTTTGTCGGCACTGATAAGCCGGATATAAATGACAGGTATATCTTTTGATGCGACCGTTATTTCATCCATTCTGTCTAACCCTATGGCAATGCACTCCGGATAAAGCCGTTTTACATACCGGTTTATTGCCAGCACCGGATCCGGATCTGTTGTTTCCTGCGGCGCATACTCAAGGATATCAAAACGCACATCACAGCCAATTAGCAGTTTTGTATTTTCATCCGGTATGTCAAAAGCCTCTGTCCCTGCCCAGGCAAAAGCATAGGGAGAACTTCCATCCGGTTTCAAAATAACATCCCGCAGGCATTTCCTCACTTCCGGCTCAATCTGCTCGGGAAATATATCCCCTGTATTCTGGCAAAGCAGCGATACGGATAGTGTCCCGGCACTGTTACGTTCTGTGTTTGCCTGCAGATCAAAATTAAAAACCAGCCTTGGGTAATGTGTCTGCCCATTCCAGCCCGGAACATTGTCCTCCGGCGGGCCGGGGCTGAATACGGCCGGCTGCCCTGCAAATTTTGCCAGATGCCTGGCAAGTTTTTCAGAATCGGTAAAACATTTACGGATTAGCCCATCAAGTTTCATCCCCTGTCTCCTTTCCCGGTTCCGGTTCTCCTGTACCTTGCCCGGTTTCCGGCTCTGGTTCTGGTTCTGGCTGTTCTGCATACTCATACACTTCTGACATATTCTCTGACCAGCGGATTTCCCACTCCCCTGCATATACTTCCGCTGCCGGGATGAAAAAGTGGTTCGTCACATTGGCAATGCCGGGGTAATACTGCACCACCAGCTCTTTTTCTGTGGCAGATGTGACAATCCCTGCCTTCCCTTCTTCCCATGTCTTATGCTTCCCATAAAACAGCCAGCCGGCCTTTATCTGCGAGAGGTCATAAACTTTCTGTGGTTTTTCTTCTACTAATGCCATCCTGCACCTCCTTATCCCTTCTAAGTAAATGGTTCTTCATATATCTTTCTGATTTCCGGTTCTGCCTTTTCTTTTATTTTTTCTACAAAAGGCCTGGGTTCCATCCCTTTCCCTTTTTCCAGGTAATATGCATACTTTTCCCGGCTCTCTAAAACCGCATCCACTGTCACACCACCACTGGAATTATCCTTTACATTTACATCACCGCTCCAGTGCATCCGAAGGTTCCCTGTCCTTGACGCTGGCGCTTCGCCCGGTGCCGATGCCCGGTACAGCTGTCCTCCCCTGAGTTTATGCCCATAATCCTTCTTTAATGCCCTTGTTGCCTTGGTTGCCGCCCCATGGGTGCCGGGTTTATGGTATACTTTCCCACTCCTTTCGCCTTTCAGCACCTCCAGCTCAGCATTCCGTATGGCATTCACCGCCCTTGCACCCCTGGATGCCACTTTGCGGCTTATGCTGTCCACAACATCCCGGACACACAGCCTGACAGCAGTACCGGCACTATTAGGCGATGTACTGTCTTTCCATAACATGCTCATTTTATATCATTCCTTTCCTCGGCATAATAAATGGTGGAGATTCCAAGCGCCCCGACGTCGTCGATATCAACAATATAAAACGCCCGGCTGCCAAGTATCAGCTTATCCCTCCTTTTTGCTATTGGTTCACCCTTTGACACAATCGTATGGGTAACCGTATGGTCCTCAATGCTGTGGTCAGCAATGTCCCTGTCGTCTGCCTCGGCTAGGCAGCCTTTCAGGATACGGGAGCCATCGCCGGTATATTTTTCCACTACGCGCCCGCCATCTGTCACATCCTGGGACAGGGAAGACACCACAAAATCCTTAAAAAGATTGCCGGGCCTTAAATACATCAGCCTTGTACTGTTTAACATCCGTTTTTCGCCCTTTCATTCTGCTGCATGCCTGTATAAAAATACGGCGGCTTTCCATGCCTCCCCATGGCAGGCTTTGGCACGCTGCACATTTCAGCGGATAACTCCTTTTTCAAGCCGTCATAATCTTTCTTCCAAAGCTCTGCCCTGTCGTGCATATACAGCCACAATGGCCCTGTTTTGGTATCCGGCTCATAAGAAAAACGGCGGTACAGACTTTCTAACAGCATGAGTTTTGCCCTCTTGTATTTTCCCGGATAAGAATCTAACGCTGCCTGAATTTCTTCATCAGTTAATGCCGTTGTATCAGGACCGCCTTCCACCATTACATCGCCAAGCTCAAACCTCATGCGGTCTTTGCCAAATTCTGTGACTTTGCCCGAATTATATGTGTATGTACCGGCTGCCATTAGGTATCAGCCCCCTCCGAATTGGTATCTGTGGCTTCGTTACCGTCCCCTGCACCGCTTTTTTCATCTTTGGCGGGGAATAAGTTATCTGCCCGCTTTTTGGCCGCATCTTTGATTGTTTTGCGGCTGTCTGCAGCATGCAGAAGAATCAATACATTTTCTGATTCAATTCCTGATACCGCTTTTGCGCCTTCCTCGGCATTAAGCTGCATGACAGAAAATGCCTGCCGGATTTCTTCCGGTGTTGCAGGAACTGCCATAATCTGTTCATTCTCTCCGTCAGATTCACATTTAACGGAAATTTGGACAGTGCCATTATAAGCACCCGGCTCTGTTTCCAACAGTTCAGCAGCTGCCTTTTGAATCTCTTCCTGCCTCCGGTTCATTTCCATAACTGCATGGTTTACAGCTTCCTCTACTGCCTCAATAATCATGCCGTCAACCTGCTCCTGTGTGTAGACAGCCTCCTCTGGTCCTGCCTCCCCGGTACCCTTTACATTTGAAACAGCAATAACCCCCAGCTTTTCCTGTGCTGCCGGGTCTGTTACCAAACCTTCCGGAATCTTTTCACCGATAAAAAATTTCTTTCCACCGAAACTGCAGGGCTTCTTAGCAATAAGTTCCATACCATCCCCTCCTATGCAGCTTCCATGAAGTACATTGCCAGGTCATCCGCTGTCTTCTTCATGTCCAATGCCATAAGTGCCTCAACAAATTCAGAATGGGTACCGGATTCCCCTTCATAATTCAGCACAGGCATGATATTGCCGTCACCCAGCATATCCCATGTGAAGATATATCCTGCCGATGGTTCTTCAATGGATGGCGTATTGGATGCATATGCTAAAAGGAACCCATGTGGGTCACCAATATATCCCATGTCTGCTTTCTTTCCAAGCTTCGCTTTATTCATTATGGAACGCTGGACAGTGAGCCGTTCAACGCCAAATAATTGTGCCAGTACATTCGGTGTAACCGTCGCAGGGTTGGCGGTTGTCCCGCCATACTTAACCCTTTCAAGGATGGCTGGGTGTATTTTTAGTGCATTGTACACATGTACGCCAAGGGCAAGCCTGTTCGGCGTGCGCCCTGTATTTTCTTCCATCTCTGTCTTTTTCCCGTCAATAAATGCCACTGGGTCAGAATTGCCATTTGTGAACTTGATGAACTGGCCGGATGATGGTGTAGTTGAATCAACACCTGTTTCCTCATGCCCCCACACGCCCGGTTTGAAGAAGGCTTGTGAGAACAAGGCATCCTGATGAATGTTTGCCTGACATGCCATGGTCTTTGTACGCTGTATTTTCGGGTTCATTGCCGCAGGCCCCTGCCTCCGGTTTAAATCAGTCTGCCTGATCTGGTCAATCCCCATAATCATCTGATCGACATAGCATGCATACTGTTCCAGGTGTTCGGACAGCACCGCAGGGTCAACCTTGCCATATGCCGGCTTCCTCTGCCAGCTGTCACGGAGCAGGTCTTCCTTGTCAAATACATAATAATTATCAGAAGACAAACTGACCGGGCAGACAGGGAATATTGTTTTTGCAAATGCCTTGTCGTCACTCTGGTAATAAGAGAGCGCTACGTTAGACAATGCCGTGTGTGGGCGGAACGTCCCTTTTACAATTTCCGCCCGTATGCTTGCTGTTGTTCTTTTTGCCATTTCATTATCCCTCCTGTTAATTTTTCTGGTATTTTGCAATCTGGATTCTGCAATAATCATCTTTTTCAGCAGAATCCAAAGCAATACCGATTACATAACTGCCGCTTTCTGCAGGTGCTGCAAGCCCTTCCGCACCTGCTGTAACTTCTGCACCTTTCACAATTTCTGCACCCGCAAGGATATAGCCGATATCCTTGATCTGGATATCCACATCCTCCCCGGCAGCAACCTTCCCGGATTCTTTTCCGGAAACATCATTAAACCCTGCCTCAATCAGTGCAATCCCCACAATGGGCTTTGTGCCGTCAGAAGCCGGAACCACAGTGCCGTTTTCATCATAAACCATTGCCCTGTTCCTGCAGTCCTCCATTACAGCGCCTGCCTTTTCCGTAATTGTGACGCTCTGGTTAATCTGGACGCCATTAAAATTCCTTCCAGCCATTTAACAGTCCCCCTTTCCTAAAAATCTGCTTCCTCTTCATATTCCCCCAGGATATCCGGGTTATCCTCCCACGCTTTTGCCACAGCAGCATGGTAGCTTAATGCCGGGTCTTTCTCCATGTAGCTTTTGGCAATGCCGGAAATTTTTGCTTCGGCGGCGTTTCCGGAACCGCCATGCCCTGACTTCCCGATTTCGGAAAAAGCACCGGATTTCTCAACAGTGTCCACGGCCTGGTCAAGCACTGCAATCATGTCATTGTAAGCTGTGCCGCCTGCTGCTTTCAGGCTCTTGAACATTGGCACAAGTTCCTCTTCCTTTTTACCGATGATTGCATATTTCTTTGCAACCTGCGAAAGCTCCCTGTCCTCTGCCTCCTGCTTAAATTTCTTTAAGCTTTCCAGTTCTGCAGCTACTGCCGGATGCAGGCCTTTATAAATATTATCTGTTTCATCTGCCTGCTGTGCTGGAGGTTCCACGTTTTCTGCCTGTACAGACTTTGCTACCGCCGGTGTTGGCTGTGCTGTACCAGAAGACTTTTCTACACCGGTGCCCAATGTTCCAAAACCCTGCCCTTCTGTTCCGGAATTTTGTCCCTCTGTTCCGAAATCCTGCCCTTCTGTTCCGGTTTCCCCATAGCGCTTCTCAATGGATTCAAGAAACGCCCGTTCAGCAGGGGTTAATTTACTCTTGTCAATCTTCATTTCCTCTTCGTCTCCTTTCAGTTTTTCATTATTATCCGTCTTCTCTTCTTGGGGTTCTTCCTTTTTCCCGCCTTCCTTCTGGGCCTTTTCAATGGTTTCATTCAGCCTTTTGGCCGCTGCTTTCATAAGCTCTAGTTCCTCCTGCGGGGCTTCCTCATAATTTTTCACGATGCCGGATACCCTCCCGCCGGACCAGCCCACAATTGCCTCCTGCACAACTGCCTGGAACTCCCCAAGGCTTTCCTGCATAGCAGCCGCCGCACTTTCACTGTCCAGCCCTTCATCATTCAAAATAGAGCACAGGGAAGACTGTAATGCATAGCAGGTATCCCATATTTCATCAGCAATCTTCCGGTTGTTCACCTCGTTGATTTTTTCGCTGAAGCTTACGGAATCCCCCTTCTGGATCTCATCCAGCGCACTGTCAAGCTCTTCCTGCCCCATGCCTGCAGCCTTTGCAATAAATGCCACCAGCCGCTTCAAAACGCCATGGTGTTCCCCTTCTGCATCCTTATCAGGAGTATTTGTACCATCCCTGCGTTTAAACAGGCGGATATGCGCATCCGGGTTTGCCCCTTCGTCTACAAAATCCACCTTTGTGACGGCAAGGTTTTTCAGTTTTGTGGCCATCCTGCGCCTCCTTCCATAAATTTATATAATGCAAACAGGGCATCCATAAAGGATGCCCTGCTGATTATCCATTGTCTGTTTATTTTCGTGTTACCGCTTCTAAAATGAATTCCAAAATAGCCATACCAAAAAAATAATTGCTGATACCTAAAAAACACAGCACAATATTTTAGCAGCTATTAATATGTTATATGCTATCTCCATCTCCCGCATCCACTCTCTCCGCTGTCCCTTCTATTGAAAACATGGAATAGGTGCCGTCTTTAACTTTTTCCCAGACATCATCATCTGTGACTTTAAAACCAATCCACCAGCCTATTGGGAGTGTTCCTGCAGGGATGCCGATGGCAGCCATCTTTTCCGCTGTGAACACTACACTCTCAACAAGGACAGCGGCACCGCCACGCTCATGCATTTCCCCGCCTTCCCGGTAAAGCTCCACAAAGCGGTAAGCTGCATTTTCCAGTTCCTCCGGCTCCACAATGTCTTCCTGCCAGTCCTCTATCACCTCACCATCTGACCGGATGGCAACATTCGCCCACCCAAAGGCAAGGTGCCTGCCATCATCTGACTTGGCAATTTTAAACCTGCCCTTCTGGATACCATCCTGCTGGCTGTCAGAAGGGCGGCTGGCAGGACTATTTACAGATTTCTTAATCAATTCTGAAAACTTTTTCACTCCATCACCTTCTTTCTTATGGAAATACCGGCGGCTCAACTTCTATATACTCTATTGCACATGCACATCTCGGATGTGCCGGCGGCATAAGTTTCTGCCCCGCAAACAGCACCCTGCCCTTGAAATCAAATTCCTTATCCATGTCGATTTCAACCCCTTCCAACGCACGGCAGATATCGCAGACATTTTCATTTCCGGCTGTAGACCAGCGTTTCTTAATTACACCAAGCAGGTTTTCCTCTTGTGCTTGCCTGACCCCTTCATCTGCGCCATGGTTATATGCAAATGCGCTTTCCGTCTGTGCTATTGTCATGGCTCTTTGGCGGTGCTGCCTCTCTGCATACTTCTGGGAGGCCTCCCTTGCTTTCTTGCGCACGCTTTCCGGTTTCATACGTGGGTGTTCCTTTTTGAGGTTCTTCACAATATTGTCGTAATATCTGGCATTTGCCTTCGCCTGCCCCTCTGTCAATCCAATGCAGGGACGTATCAACCTTGCCAATTCATCTACTGTATGGCTCTCCACCATTTTCTTGGACAGGAGAGCCTGTATCGCCGTCTTCTGTTCATTAATACATGATGTGACAAATGCAGCGCCCCTTGATTGTATCCAGTCCATAACGCCTAGTTCCTGCGTGCTGAAAGAAAAAGGAAGCCCCTCAAGTATCTTTGGGCTTCTGCTTCCAGCTTCCATTGCCTGTTTCCATATGTCCTGCAGCTTGTTTACTACCAACCTGGAATAATCCTGCCTCCAAAGCTTTAAGATATCCTCCGATAGATAACCGGCCAGTATGGCAGCCCTTAGTTCCTGATATGTAATGGTATTTTGCTGGTCCTGCCAGAAACCGCAGAGAATTTCCTGCACCCCGCCTGTATTGTTTTCGAGGTAATTCTGCAGCTTGTCTAAAACTTCCTGGCCGTTATCTGGTTTTGTTTTCTGCACTCTTTTGGGCGGGTGAAAAATAAACGTCATTTTATCCACTCCTCCCTAACCTTTTCCTTGCTGCCTCTGAAACATCATCTGGAATTTCTTCATCTTCCCCGTCCGTTTTGTTTCCTGCAGCTGTTTCCGGTTCAGGCGGCTCATTCCTCTCCTGCTGGTTCTGCCTTGCATGGTCAATTTCCCTGGTATCAGATGTTCTTTCCGGGAGATGCCCAACCTGCCGGATATAATCCTCCAGCCCGTCATCCGGTACCAGGACGCCAATGCCTGTCATATCCTTAATAAACTGTGACATTTTCGTGATATCAATATCCTCTATATCCCCGTGTGTCATTTGGGGATAATCCGTAATCCCTGCAAAATGCTGCCCGTTTATGTCAATCAGCGAAGGGATTCCTTGCCTGTTGAATGTCTCACAGATAATATCCAGGAACGCACCTATGGCAACCGCAAACAGCTCCGTTTTATCAGAGCTTAAAGCAAAGCTTCCTGTCTGTTCATGGCCAAGGAAAATAAAATCTGCCAGCACTGTCATGGCGATTCTGGTATCATAACGGTTGATGGTTGCATTGGTGTCAAACTGTCTGGCACCTCCTGAACTGAGCAGTTCCAGTTTGTAACCATATGGAAGAACTACGCCCTCCATTTCATCCCTGCGGATATTCCTGACGATAGCCTCCAGCCCTTCCCGGATTCTGACGGTATCTGGCATGGTTTCATCCCACAAATCCAATCCCTCCGGTCCATATAATACCGGGAGGCCGGCAAGGTCCCTCTCAATCCCGATTCCCTCAATTTCCTGAATCCTTCTTTTAAAATACCACGGCCGGTAGGCAGTCCTTAATATGCTCCTGCCTTCCGGGCTGTTCTTGCGGCTTTTTGTCCGGAACAGGAGAGCCTTTTCCATTGGGATAGTAAATATGCCAAAATCCGGCGGCGGCATTTGTGTCATGCCAAGGAGGTTATCCTCTGTGTCATATTCCCATCGGTAGAGGGTGTCCTGTGCCCTTATAGGCAGTTTCTTCCATCCGATCAGCCCATCGTCGTATTTGCTTTTCATCCGTGGGTCTTTTGTATTCCCCATGCGGCGTTTATATACAATCTCATGGAAGCTCCACCCAAATGTCAGGAAAGACAGGATTTCCGATATGGTGTCAATCCATGTGTCCTGCATGTCATCCATGCAGCTTCTGACAAATTCGGCCGCTTCCTTATCTTTTGCCGTGCCCCCTCCGGGCTCTACGTTCCAGTCACATTGCCTCACCAGCATTTCAATGGCAAACAGGATAGCACCCACGATATCATCATTCTCTGACATTTCATCATAAACTGCTATCCCACGCCTCCCACGAAGCTCCGGGAGGAATTCCTCATATAACGTGCCACCATACCGCCTCTGGCCGATACGTCCGATTTCCTTACTCTTTGCCGTTTTTACCACCTCCATTCTGAGTCAAAAGGAATTTTCATCTCTACCTCCAATAACTGCTCTTCCCTAAAGAAGTATTTACTGGTATGCTTCCTGTATATTTCTTTATTTTTCCAAGATAAACAGATAGAGCCAAGGCGTCAGCGCGGTCCGGCGAAGCAAGCCCCCGCTTCTTCATTTCCTTCTTGCTTTCTAGCTCTAACTTTCCATTTGATGCCATAAAATATTTCCTGGAATATAACTGTGCAAATGTATCATTGTCATCTTCAATTTCAATCTGTTTGTTTTCCAAAAGTTCTCTCACGACTGCCCACATATGGGTTGTTAAATTATTATAATATTCTGCTGCTTCTTTCCCCTCCAAAGTATCAGTTTCAATTTTTTCAGCAGCATTTATTGGTATAACCACTAATCTATGAAGTTTCTGTTCCTGTTTGACTTCCTTCAGACGGTCAGTCACACCGCCGCCAAGCCCGGTATCATCAATATTGACATATATACGTCCTGTATAATCTGGAAACTCCTTAATAGCCAAACGGTATTGTTTGACAATATGCCCAACTGTACGCATTAAATCCTGCCCTATATAACTCCCAACAAGATTGAGTTTCCCTTTCGCATTTCTATATATAGCTGTTTCGTCATCGCCAAATCTTGCCACGTCAACCCCAAACATAATATTAGGAAGTTGTGCATCTTCCGGAAGTTCAAATAATTTACTTCCGCACTGTTCAACTTTTGCGGACGAAATAAAAATATCATCTTCCTGTTCCGGGAACTCCCCGTCAACACGGACACGGACGACATTGCTTTCTTTTCCGTATTTTCTTTCAAGAGATGCAATATTGTCTTTATTTGTCCGGGAGCTGTTTCTGGATGAAACAGTATGCCGGCAATAAAGCCCCCTGTCAGCATGGAATGCATCAAAAAAAGTGCCGGAAGTTTTGGTCGGATTCCCGCACATTAGCAGCTTGTTATTTTCGCCGGTCAGTGTACCCAGGATTGCTTCCATAATGAGTTCAGCAACACCGGAAGCTTCGTCTACAATGAACAGCATGTTATCCTCATGGAACCCCTGCATATTCTCCGGCTTTGTAGCTGTCCGCGCTGTGGCAAACCAACGTTCCTCATAGCCTTTCATGTAGACATATGTTTTTGTCCATTTCAGGATGCTTTTCAGAAGCGGTGACCGTTCCTTCCACTTTGCAACTTCCGACCATAACACATCATGCAGCTGCTGCTTTGTAGGGGCTGTTGCAACTACCCTTGGATACGGGAAACAGGTAAGGAACCAAAGAAGGGCAACTGCCTCAACACTGGTCTTTCCCACACCTTGGCCGGATTTGATTGCCACTTTAGGATTTTCTGCAAGGTCCGTCAGGGCATTTTTCTGCCATTCATCCGGTTCAAACTGTAAAACTTCCTTTGCATAAAATTCTGGATTTTTTCTATATACAGGAATCCGGCTGCTAAAAAACCGCCGCATTGCCAGCCTCTTTGAATTATTTATGGCACACCGCCACCTTCCTGTTCCGGCTCTTCTTCTGTCATGCTTACTACCCAGTCATAAGCTGTATCACTATCATCACTGCCGGCATTCTTTATCCGTTCCGTTTCTGCTTTGATTTTTGCCACCCTGGCCAGCTGTTCCCCGCTTGCAAGCTCTTCATATTGTTTTATTAGAGCCCTCAGTTCTGACATAGCCCTTGCCTGCGCGCTTAAAAATGTTGCCTGTCTGTCCCATGCAAACTGAAACTCCCACTCTACTTCTGTTTCCCCCTCTTTTTTCTTTATCTTCTTGATTTCTTTTTTCAGTTCATCCTTATTTTTTACAAACATTATCCGTTGTGATCGGAGTATGGCAGCATATGATATCTGAATATTTTCCCATAAAATGTCAACATAATCCTTATCTGCCATCTCATCCAGAATGTCCAATGATTCCTCTGGCATATATTTGGAAAAAAATCCATGCTTTTCTGCATTCCTGTTCCTTTCCGGGGCACCTCCGCTGTTCCCTATGCCGTTCTTATTTCCTTTCTGCCCTCCCTTTTTCCGAACGTTCGCTTCCGTTTTGCCCTTTTTTACCGAACGTTCGCTTTGCTTTTTTTCAGGTGGGGCATCCCAGTTATAATCATGCTTCCAGCGCCTGACTGTCCCGGCCGGGATTCCCAGCTTTTTAGCGATATCAGCCATGCTCATGCCACCTTTATGGTAGAGCTTTTCTGCTTCTTTTACCTTCTCGCTTGGTGCCCTTGGCATACCACCACCTCTCTCCCGTTCGAGTTGTTTTGTAACTTTACCAAAAAAGGGAACCATTACCGGTTCCCTTCATAGAACATATATTCCTTTTTATCTGTTACAACCTTGTTTTGAAAGCCACTGTGCCGCAACTGCTTCTGCAATCCCTTTCATCATATAGGGAGGGACAGACATCCCGCAAATATATTTTACATCTGCCCCACAGAAATCATAGTCATATGGGAAGGACTGGCAGGCAATGTAATCTTCGTCACTGAAACTTGAATCATCATTTGCCCTTAAAAACTCCCCATTTGCTGTAATTGTCGGTGCAACAATGTCATCCCATACAAGGGCTGTGTTAAAACCTGACTCTTTCCCATACAGCCTCTTGTTGATGTCCGACAGCTTTCTGTCTGTTGGGATTTTCTGTTTCAGGAGGTCCCTGCAGTTCATTGTTGCTACCTTTCCTTCTTTTGACTTCACATCCCCAAAAGGAATCGGCGGCTCATTAAAATCCAACCGTAATTTAGGAAACCCCATATCACTGCGGCATCCAATAAAAAATACACGTTCCCTCCTTTGCGGGACGCCCATCAGGGCGGCGTTCAGGGAAAACAATTGCACTTTATAGCCAATTGCCCTGAAACGCTTTAATATTTCTGCCACATATCCTTTTGCATTGCCATACAAAAGCCCCTTCACATTTTCCGCAATGAACACTTTAGGCTTCAGCCTGCCAACTGCCCTGACATACTCAAAAAACAAATCGTCCAAAGTCTGTTCAGACTGCCCTTCCCGGAATACTTTGCTTTTGCCCCAATCCTTCTCACGGTTTCCTGACATGGAGAAAACACTGCAGGGCGGTGAACCATCCAGCACATCCAGCCCAAACAATTCTTTTGGGATGCATCCATCCCCTAACTGCAAAAACTCCCGTATGTCCATATTAAACGAATATGTGGGATTATGGTTTTTCCGATATATGCTGCATATCTGCCCATCAATTTCACAGTTCCCAATGACATCATAACCTGCAAGTTTATATCCCATTGTAGAACCGCCGCCGCATGAAAACAAAGAAAAAACTTTATAACCGTTTTGCGGGACTGCCTTTAAATCCCTTAAGCTCCATTTTTTATACATATCTTTCCTCAATATAAAAATCCGCAGCGCGGGCATTTGTTTTGGAATGCCTCCTCCGTGAATTTATCTGCATTTAATTCCCCATCTGCATTTATAGCCTGCTCTGCCTGCAAAGTGAGCCTCCTGATCTCCGCATCACTGTGCCCTGTCAGCCCAGCAAGCCCTTCCGTTACTAATTCTTCCATAATTACAGACAGCTTATCAATATCCCAACGCCCGCTTATCTTATTTAAGGCAACATTCAAAGTTTTTTCTTCTGCTTCCCCCAGATCCACGACGACACAGTCAGCCTCCGTGTACCCTAAATCTTCCAGGACTTTTAGCGACTGGTGGCCGCCAACCACATTTCCTGTGCGCTGGTTCCAGACAACCGGCTGTACATGGCCAAATCTACTGATGCTCTGTTTCAGCTTTTCATAATCCGGGTCTCCTGGCTCCAGGCTGGCCCTTGGGTTGTAGCATGCCGGGTTCAGTTCCCTAATGCTAATCTTTTTTGTTTCCATGTTAACCACTCCTCTATATTATATTAAGGAACGGCAAAAGGTCCCGAAATATCTCCAGGACCTTAGTAAGTATGTTAATTAGAATTTTACGAATACTAATTTACCACTTTTATATTGCAATGTCTATGAAAACTTTTTGCACATGGTGGATTTAATGAACGTTCAATCCGTCTACCCCAAAAATTAGTGCTGTCAGGCGCTCAATTCCATCCTTAATGCGGTTATAGGCATTTCTCGTTGAAATATTCTGCTTTTCAGCAATCTCCCCAATGGAAAGCGGGTGTTCTGCCATATACATATCCCATACTGCCTCATACCTCCTCGTATCAATTTCCCTGTTATGGGACTTTTCACAATATGCCGCATACAGACCGAACATTGTTTCAATATGAGCAACAATGACCGCTGTCCTGGTTGCACTGCGCTTTATGCTTTCAATAATAACCTCATTATCATATATTGACATCATGGATTCCAGGATATCCAAGGCGGATTCCTCCATCTGTGTCCGGCCAAATACAGATTTTTCCGCATGCTCTTTCAGCATATGGTAATTCCGCAAAAGCAGCTTAGTATTCCGTATCCGCCTGTCAGTCCTCTGGCTGTGTTCTTTTTCCGTTCCTGCTCCAAAGTTTTCAGCGCTTCCCTTGCGCCTGCAGCTGCAGCTTTCTCGTTCAGCTCCTGCATCTGCCCATAAGTGAGGACAACCGTCAATGTTTCTTTTTCTGTTTCTGCTGTCTCTGCTTTTTCTTCCTGTTCCGGCATTGGTGTTTCTTTTTTATTTCTGGCAGTTTTTTTGTCAGAAACCGCTTTTTCTATAACTGCCAGATCCATGTGCACTTCTTCAGCTATTTTTTCCGGCGTCCATCCGGCTTCCTGCAAAGCCTCTATTTTACCAACATCCACATACATATTTTCGCCCTCCTTTTTATTCCAAAATCAAAAAAAATGTGTTATACTGTAACTGTCCAATAGAGGGTTGCGAAAGCACTCTCTTTTTCCTTTTTATTGCAGGTAATCCGTAAGAAGCATCTGGCCTGGGATTCCGCAGACTGAATACTTTTCAGCTGAAAATACCTTTTTGCCTTCTGTGCTTTTTTCCGTTTTAACAGTACCAAATGCCCTTTTATAACAGACAGGTCCATAGCCAAGTTCCATGCTTTTGGGGGTCATTAATTTTCTTCCACAGATCGAACATTTCATGCCTTCTTGTCCCTCCTTTCGCCTAATCTGCTACTCATAACAAAGGTCAATTCTTTTGCCGTGCCAATTTCTTTTCCCTCACATAAAATTTGAGCAGCTTTGACCTTCATTCCAAAATAAGGACAATAATCTTCTCTACATTTTTCCCAACTTAGTCCCGGTGGTCTCCTGCCTGGTCTTATGCACACAGGTTCAAAGCCCCCATTCCCATCATAACCAAGAAAAAGATACCGACAAAGCGGCCAAAATTCTTTAAATCCCATTCTATCTCCACTTTCCATACTAGGTTTCCTTCTTCTGATAATATTTCGCACTTGTCCATCGGGTTATTTCTGTCGGCTCAAATATTTCTCCACATTTGGGGCAATGTGGCAACATTCCAGACTTATATTGTGCATCCATATCCTTAAATGCCTTATTCCTAAATCTTCTGCGCAACTCTTCATTAGCCATTTCCCTGTAGGAGTTTATTTTCTTTAATGCTTTCTTCTGATACTCCTCATATTCTTTTGTGTACTCTGCTACGTTCAAAAGTGCTTCAAACGGCTCTATCACTGCCCCACAGTCGTCACAGACAATAATCCTGTTTGCAGTATCAATTATGTAATGCGGAGGATTACAGCTACAAATTTTCTCTCTTCCTTTCTCAATTTTGAAAAGGGTGAATGATAAGACTTTATTCTTTTCCTCAATGACATCACTCATGCTATGCCTTCTTTCCTGACAATGTTGGCACTGTCAACAATCCCCTGCAGTTCAGCCGCAGTAAGCCCTATGTAATTGTCCATATCCAACATCCCCTTTGTGATTCCTTTTTTCGCAAGCTGCCTCTGATAATATGACATATCCCCACTGTAATCATACTCCACCCCATTGTTGGATTCCTTTCTTCCCATGCCTAAATACTGCCATTCATATAATTCTTCCATGCTTCTGCCTCCTGTTCTATTAATCAGCGTTCCAGTTTATGGCTTGTCCGCACCATCTGCAATAAATGTCCGAACCCGTTATTGTCTTTTCACAATGTGGACACCAGTATGTTTCTGTTCCTGCTTTAAAAGTGACACAACTAATTTTCAAATCTTCTTCTAAGACCTTCCTTTTAGGTTTTTCCCTCCTTTGTTTTTCCCTTGCTTCCCGGCATTCTTCAACTGTGCCAATAAGACGGTATTTTGTTACTTCCTCAATGTCATCAATAACGCTTGTATCATTATCAACACTTAAAAACCGTACTACTTTTATTATATCTTCAACTGTACCGATTGCACGGTACTTTTGGATTTCCTGCAACGCTCCGTTTATCTTGGTTAAAACCTGGATATTTTTCCTGCACTCTTTATCATCCGCAGCTGAATTTGTACTTAAGAATTCTTCAATGATTCCAATCCTATGTATATTTTCTCCGATATGTAATTCAATTGCTTCATTTTCCGTCATTCTTCATCCCTCACGTTTCCTTTCTCAATCCAGCCTTCTATTGGCCGCTCCTTAACATGCAGAACAATAGCTCTGCCATTGGCTTTTTTCTTAATCCGGGGACACATTGCTTTGTTACAGCCAGTTTCCACTGCCCACCTTTGTAATCAATTTCCGTTGGGTTTTCAAATTCATCTGTCATTTCTGACATAGAAGGTATCGCTACCATTATCCCAAAATGTGAAGATGATTCTGGCGCCGCTTTGTGTAAATGTCTTGCAAATGTCCCGTCCCTTAAATCCTGCAGCAAATCTTTATAACATTGCATCGTCGTCACTATGTAATTCTTCTCCCCAATGAAATTAAGCCCATTCCCACTGTAAACATCCTGCTTGCAGCTCTTAATCTCATAACAGACAAATATGCCTTTTTCTATATCTGACACAGAACACTGCCCGGCCGGGACAAATTGCATATAGTCAACCCTCTTAGGTTTTCCTTTTGCCGCAAACGGGTCTATGCTTACCTCGCTAGCCCAGTATTTTCCCATTCCTCCAAATCTTTCTTTAACAAGTAAATCTTCAAGAAATTTGGTTGTTTCTTTTCTGTTCACTAATCAACCTCTCTTTCTGGCTTTTCACACCGTTCAAATTCTATAACCCATACCCATGGGTTGGATTCCCAGCCATATTTCGCAAGATCTGATTTTTTGATGGTAGAATTCCATATATCCTCAAAATAACAGCCTATTTCCAATCCCTCTGCCAAAATCCCATTATCATCAATGTCTTGCAACTTTTCTATCCTTACATCTTTTACTGTCAGCCAAATTCTCGCCGCCTCCTTTGGCATGTGGATTGACGGATTCCAGCGGCAATGAAAGCTGTTGTTATCCGCTTTGTAATAATACTGCTCTTTCCGGTAATCCAGACTGCCGATACACCATGTTTCCCTGACGTATAAAATATCATTTTTTTGATACTTGTATGTCCTGATTATGTTGTCACAACATTCCCATTTTTTTGGACATTCATTATCATCAAATATGTATTTTCTTCCGGTATAAAACAGTGGCTGTGGTTTCATTACACGCCGTGTAACCGTCTTCCTTCCATGCAATATCGCCTTGACCATATCCGTGTTAAATAATATTGGTAATACCCTG